TTTGGAGTGGATAGAATGACTTGTCAGAATTATCTGATAGGATTTGAGCAGAAAGATTTTGGATCTGTAGAGATACTAGCTCTTATAAATTCTGCCTATAAAAAGACTGCTAACTTTAACAGTAAGCAATTTGAAGACAAAGAGAAAAAAGATAAGCTGATTAACTTTGTGTTGAGTGGTAAGTCTGATGCTGTTATCCTAGAGGAGTTTAAAGAGTACAATAAAGAGAATATTGAGTCAGAGATTCAGACTATAAAGGAGGTTATAAAAGTAGATGAGTTTTGGAAATATGATTTTAAAGGTGATGTGTTAATTATACCATACCGATTCAAGCTATTTCTAGAGAATCTACAGTACTATAAGTACTATCCTGTAGCTAACACTAAGACCTTTGTTTTTATAACTAAGAATGAGAACTTTATTAATCATGTCTCTGAATTTCAGATAAAGGATAGAGTAATGGAGTACCTGGTGCAATCAAATCGGATACCTGTATTTGATGCTGTAGCTGAGAAATCTAAACTATTTACTCCTCAATATCTTAGCATGATAGATACTGCTAATGTAGAGATGGAAAGGGATGGGATAGACTATGGTATGATTTACTATAAGAATGCAGCTGTCAAAGTATTTGCTAAGCACCATGAGATATATGAATACTCAGAGCTTAAAGGATATGTATGGAATAATCAGATAATAGATAGAGATTTAATAGATGCTGATCACCATGAGTCAATGTTTAGGTCTTTCATTTGGTTTATCTCAGGGCAGGAGGTAGAGAGATATGATACTATGAAGAGCATCATAGGCTATATGCTACATTCTTATAAGACATCTGCTAATAATAAGGCAATTATTCTAAATGATGAAACTATCTCAGATAATCCTAATGGAGGTAGTGGTAAGGGGATTTTGATTAATGCTATTGGATACATGAAAAAAGTTAGCACCATTGATGGTAAGACCTTTGACTCAAATAAATCATTTCCTTATCAGACTGTATCTTCTGATTGCCAGGTGCTGGCATTTGATGATGTAAGAAAGAACTTTAACTTTGAGAGCTTATTTAGTATAATTACTGAGGGACTTACTATTGAATACAAAGGTAGAGATGCAATTAAACTACCTGTAAAAGACTCACCTAAGGTACTTATCTCTACTAACTACACTATTAAAGCAGATGGTGGCTCTTTCAAGCGTAGGATGTTTGAAGTGGAGCTGAGTAGTTACTTTGGTACTCATCACACTCCATTTGATGAATTTGGCTATATGCTATTTGAAGATTGGGATGAACAGGAATGGGCGAGGTTTGACCATTACATGATTAATTGCTTGAATTATTACCTAGAGAATGGCTTAGTAGAATCTGAAGCTAAGAATCTAGAGCTAAGAAAGTTTATCAATGAGACATCTCAAGACTTTATAGAATGGGTAGATAATAAGAATTTAGGATTTGACCAAAGATTGAATAAGGTGTCAATGTTTGAGAACTTTATAGCAGAATACACTGATCAAAAGAAGTACCTTACTAACAGAACTTTCAATAAATGGTGTAAGAAGTATGCAGAATATAATGGTAAGGAGTATGTCGATGGATCTAGCAATGGTGCTAGATGGTTTGAGATTAAATCACAAAGAGATCCTGATGTATGGGATAGTATAAATTATAATTGATATGAGTGAATTAAAGTATTTATATGCTTGTTTAAAAGATGGTACTGTTGTATCTATATCAGATGCTGATAAGAGTCAAGAGTATTATCTTTATCCTGGTGAAAAAGTAAAATTAATTTTAAGACATGGAAAAGTTTATCAAAAGCATTTTGCTGTAAAGTCTGAAGATTTACATTTAATTAATGAAAGCCCTGAGCATTATAATTTTAAAATGAATATATTAAAAGAGGGATATTTTTATTATAAAGAATATAAACTTTTGATAAAAAATGCTAAAGTAGAGCTAAGAATTTCAAATAGCTTATATAGAGCAGATGTATTTGGAGAGTTATTATGTGGCACTCCTTGTATTATTGAAGTTATAAAAACATGTAAAGTAAGTGAAGAAAAAAAAGAATTTATTAATGAGAATCAAATATTAACTTTTGAAATAATAATAGACAAAGATGGAAATCAAATCATTGAGCAATCTAATTGCTATGGAAACGCAGAACTTGAAAGACTTACAAGTGAAATTGTCAACTATAAAGATGAAATTACCAGGGCTGATTACAAGTTTAGATGGAAAGCTAAAGACTTATACATGGGACATGAAAATGAAATACGGTCCATTGATAATAGAGTTGAAACAGCAATCCGAAATGCAGGAGGAAGCATTGAAAATATACGAAGAAGAGCTGAAGAAGTACGAGAAGAGTTGCGAGAAAAATACATTAATAGAAAATCAAAAATATTTCAACAATCAGATGAAAATTTTGAAACCTTTAATTCAGAAGCCTCTAAGATACTATCAGAAATTGAAGAACAAAGAGCATTATTTGCAGAAATTGAATACTATGCAAGAAAAATCAGAGAACTTGAAGGAGAAATTAAGATCCAATCCGAATTGGAAAGTGAGGTACGAAAAATTAGTGAAGATTGCCAACCTGAATGGTTTGGATATTTCCCAAAAGGAGTTCCTAAATTAAATCATATTTTTTATTTTATATCATGAACAAAGAAAACAAAACACTTTTAAAAGCCTTAGAGATTAACTACCTCACACTTAAGCACCCTACTATGCCATACATAACGGCATCAGATTGGAATGATAACTCTGCCAATGCTCTGACTAAATGTATCATTCACTTTCTAACCTATTCAGGCTTTCAAGCTGAGAGAATCAATACAATGGGAGTATATAGAGAGGGTAAGAAGATACAGGTAGGTGAGAATACTAGACAGCTGAAAGGCACTTATACTCCTAGCACAGGTACAAAAGGCTCAGCTGATATATCTGCCACCATTAGAGGTAGGTCAGTTAAGATTGAGGTGAAGTATGGTAAGGATAGGCAGTCAGAGGTGCAAAAGAGGTATCAGGAATCAGTAGAAGCTGCAGGAGGTACATACTTTATTGCAAGAACTTTTGATGAATTTATGATATTTTATTATAATTTTATTGCAGATATGAATTAATTGATTATCTTTGTTGAAATAATTTAAATTTATACACATGGAAACAAAAACAAAAGCTGTAGTACCAGCACCTGTACTAACCCTGCACCAAAAGCTCCACAAGGCTAAGCAGTCAATCGGCAAAGTAGCTAAGAATGCTACCAATCCACACTTTAAAAAGTCATACAGTGACATCAATGCAATCACTGAGGCAGTAGAGCCTATCTTATTAGAGAATGGTCTACTATTATTACAGCCTATTCAAGGCAATTCAGTATGTACTCAGATTATTTGCATAGATTCTAATGAGTCAATAGAGTCATGTATGGAATTACCTGCAGGATTGAATCCTCAGCAAGTAGGATCTGCTGTGACTTACTATCGTAGATATACTTTGAGCAGTATCTTATGCTTGCAGTCAGTAGATGACGATGCAAATCTAGCTAGTGTACCTGTTAAGGCTGCTAAGCCTGGTCTATCTAAAGAAAGATTTGAGGAGGCACTTGTATCTATTCAAGATGGTAAGTTTACTATCCCTAAGCTAAGAGAGACCTTTGAGCTAACTGATTTACAACTTAAAGCACTTATGTTACTATGAAATGGCATCCATCTTCACTCGGAAAACTAATGACAGCATCTCGGACTAAGTCTGAGGTGCTATCTGAAACTACTAAGAGCTACATTAGAGGTGTAGCTAAGCAAGATTTCTATGGTTACAATGTAGAATTGAATAACAAGTACATTAATAAGGGCAATCTACAAGAGAATGATTCTATAGCTCTATTCAACTCTGTACACTTTACCAACTACTCTAAGAACACTGAGAGACTGAATAACGAATGGCTCACAGGAGAGGCTGATATAGTATTAGATGACCAAATCATAGACATAAAGACCTCATGGTCCTTAGAAACGTTCCCTGCTACCTCAGAAGAGGGTATAAATAAAGATTATGAGTGGCAGCTTAGAGCTTACATGATGTTATATAATAAGAACTATGCTAGTCTAGTCTATTGCATGGTATCTACTCACCCATCTCTACTCAACGAATGGGAGAACTTATCACTGCATCAGGTAGATCACATAGCTCCTGAGAAGAGAATCACTACTCTACTCTTTACTAGAGACCTGGAGCTTGAGGAGGAGATTAAGGTACGGTTGCATCACTGCACTGAGTATTATGTGACATATATTAATAGACTTAATAATAAATAAGATGGAACGAAAATGTAAATATTGTGAAGATAATATAGATCATAAATCAGATACTGCTAAATTTTGCACAAGGGTTTGT